CCATAAATCTGGAGCAAGTTCTTTTGTAACTTTTTCATTTAACTCAAAAATAGCCTCGCCATCTTCGTTGTATCCAGCAAGCCTGATTGCACCGATATCAATATAATACTGAATTTGTCTTAAAGCTTCTTCGTCATCCATACTATCTCCCTTGTGCACCAGGTAGGACTTGAACCTACGACTACCCGATTATGAGTCGGGGGCTCTAACCAACTAAGCTACTGGTGCCTAGCTGGTAATTATATATTTGTGTCTTGCTTTTTGTCAATAGTATTTTCTACTATAGACTGAACATATTCCGAAAAGTGTTTTCTTATGCTTCCTGGAGGCCTTGAACCACTTTCAATCCATATTCTTTTATATTCAATTATGTTATCAAATGTAGTGGGACATACTTTTATTCCATTATATTCTTTTAACCTAACTGGAAGAGGCACATGCTTACCACAGCATTTACATTCTTTAGCTCTATCTTGGTATGTACTCATAATATTTGCATTCTTTCTATTGTGTCTAGAGTGTCTCTTAAATCTTGAGGCATTCTTGGCGCACGAATCATATTCATTCTGATTTCTTCTTCTGGCTCCTTGTTATACTTTATAGAGTCATAGGTATGAATTTCTACTTCTTTTAGTATATCATTTTTACTCATACTTATGGCATTATATATTGACCCACAAACAGCGTCAGCTAAATCTTTAGACCCTTTCCTTGGGTGATCTACTTTGTCCCTCATTATTTTTAATTGTAACAATTCATCAATTAACAATTTAATATGAGGTCCATTTAGTCTTTCTTCTAAAACAACCATAGCCATATCGTCATAATGTTTTTTACCAACAGACAATGTTTCAGTATTAATTCCGTATTGTTTTAACTGTTGCATCATGTCATGAGAATTCCATCTATCAAATGTGCAAAGCCTAATATTGAACCCTCTTGTCCTTAATGCTAATATGTAATCTTTAACTTCAGTAAAGTCTACAGATTTATCTGGAGTTGGAGTCCAGTACCTAACTGCATCTATCTCTACTATTGGTGCTGGCTGAGAGTATGTGTCTGTAACCTTCACGTTAACCCATTTCTGAACATGTGCTAAGGAAACTGCACAATGGTCATGTTTTTGTGCAAGGTCTACGTGTATGAAATACTCTTTGTCTGGATCTGGCGCAAACCAATCTTGAAGTCTTCCAAATCCGTCTATAGCTAAAGATAGGTTGCTGAAAGCTTTTTCTATTTTTTCTCTAGACTTAAAGAAAGCATCAACTGCCTCTGGTGGCATACAAGCAAACCGTGAAAGTGCGTCTGGCATATTTTTGTAAAACTCCACCTTGAAGTCTTCTATTTTTTTAGTAGGGTTTATCTCCCATGTAGGTCTTTTTAACGCAAAAACTTTTGGTATTGTGTACGAAACAATATGATCTTCTTCCCATTCAACAACGACCTCATTACCATCTGTTCCATCTGGTAGATCCTCATCCATCTTTAGAGTTTTAGTCATTATTAAAGTTTCTTTTTCTGCTATAACTGAATCGTAAAATTTTTGAATTGGGTCATTTTTAAATCTGGGAAAAGATAAAAGAATAACTTTGCCATAATCTGGAAAACGAGAAACTACTGATCCACGATACATGTCGTATATTGCATCTGCTGTTTTTGCCTGGTCATGCCCTGTTGTATTTTCTGTAGCAAACCCTGAAATCTCATCTAGGATAACAGCAATTACGTTATAACCTTCAAAGGCTTCTCTTTCTGAGTGTCCAGAATAAACATTTACATTTTTATTAAATCTAATTTCTGAAGCTTTTGGATCATACTTTCCTGCAAACCAAGGGGATCTCTCTACTCTAGTCTTAAATCCTTTAAAGAAAACATTATTTGCTTGTTGTGCGTTAATAGCAATATTAATTATATCTATGGTATCTCCTGGAGGCTTTCCATAATATGTTGCAGGATCTTTAAGGCATAACAGTAGATACACTATATAAGAAACTGATATGGTAGAACAATAGTCCTTACCACTTCCCTTTCCTAATTGAGCAATTACTTCATTGCAGGTTTGCTTGAATCTTCTTCTTCCTTCGTCTTCTCCGAATAACTTGATGAGTGTTGATTCTTTGTAGATCTGGCTGCTCTTCTCAATGAGTGTATACTGGTGCTCCGATAGTGGGGGAAGTCCGAGGTACTCTGGACTGGTAACGAATGTTCGTAAGTCGACTGGTCTTTCATCAAATTCTTCTCCATCTAATATGTCTATTAAATCATTAAAATTAAGATCCACTAGATTCCTCTTGATTTATTACAATAGGCTCCACAACTCCTGTTATTTGCGAGAGTCTTTTCGCAACTTCCATCTTGCACTTTGGACAGCTAGCGGTTACATCCTTTAATATTCCAACTAAAATTTCTTGCTTTTTTTCTGTTTCTGCTATTTGAGTAGCAAGCTCTGCATTATCTAGCAACCCTACTTCCTGAAGCATTCCAATTCTTTTGCCCTCGATATCAGCTATCAGTTTTAATGCCGTTGCCTTAACATTTAATTGTCCAGCTTGGTCTGCGTCCTCTACAGTTTTCCATGCCTCTTTTATAAGCATAGCGTAGTGTTGATCGGCGCCAGAGACTGCCTCTTTAGCCCTGTCACGAGCCCCAGAATCGCTTCTAACGACCTCTTTCCACTCGTCTATATACTGCAAGACTTCTGCCCTCTTAAAACCCGTTAGAGTGGCAATTTGGGTAGGATTATTACCCTTAAGTAGTTCTGAAACTACCTTGTTCATTCGATCAAAGTGATCTGCTAATTCGATATCCATATATATACATTATAATCTTAGTTGACTAAAAAATCAACTAGACATTTGCTTGGCAATCTTTAATAATACTAAATATCCAATAAGATCATCAATATCATTGTCTCCAGGATACTCTGTGCCCTTCATTAGCCTATTTAATTTATCATCAATGCGGACATGAAGTTGTTCTCTTGGTCCCGCCTTTGAAAATATTCTAATTGGCTTAAGAGCAGAATTACCATAGGCAATATTCTTTTTAACTAACATATGTGCAATTTCGTGGCAGGTTTCAAGGATTTCTTTACCAGCCTCTGTACCAACTGTGAGCAAATATAAGTCCTGACAATTAAAACTTTTTGAATCTGGAAATACTGGCTCAAGCATTTTCTACCTCGCTATTTAGTGTAAATCTTCCTACTACAGAAGACCTTGGTCCTTCATTGCTAATTTGATGATATATTCCTTCTTTAAAAAATAAAATATCACCTGGTTCTAAAATATAGGTTTCTTTAAAATTTTGCCTATCATCCTTTAGCTCCCATTTATTAATTCCTGCAATTTGAACTATGCATGTGTGCCAACTGTGGTTCTCATAAGGAACAAATTTCTCTGATAAAGCAATTTTTAAAGAACTAAAGTTTAAAGAGATATCAAAAATGTTTTCCATTTCATCAATTTGATTTGACAAAGATGTGGAAATCATTTTAGGCCTATCACGTGGATCAAAAAATATAGAGAAAAAGAAAGTGGCATCAGATTCAATAACAAACTCATTTGGCTTTTCTTTAGAGTACGATAATGTTTTAATTGCAAAAAGATCTTTGTAAGGAACTTCATATTGGGCTGGCGCCATATTTTGTTCTTGTGTTGTATTTTTTTTTCTAGTAGCAATATTAAGAACATTAACTATATAGTTCCAGTCTGGCAAATCACTCATTAAGCCTTTGCAGTGATAAACTCCTGTTTCATTCCAATCATTAATAAAATTATTTTTTATGTCTTCGATAATCATTTTATAAAACCGTTATCCTTTAATGCTCTGTATATGGTCATAACAGTTACACCACACTCTTTAGCAATTTCTTCCATAGATTTTCTCTGAACTACATACCTCCTATGTAGCCAGTCCTTACTTTTATACAGCTTCATCTCTTTGTTAAAACCTCATTTGCATAATAAGCAATTCCAAATGAGTCTGCCACATCAAAATCATCTAGCTTCAAATCATACTTTTTGTTAAAATAATCTACTGTACGCTGCTTTCTAATCTCCCTCATTTTAGATTTATACCAGGAATCAGCATACCCAGGGTTCTCTTTACGAAGTCTATCTTTCTCAATTTTTGTTGGGTTTTTATTTCCAATATGAGCCTGCCAAGATGAAGGAGAAATAGTGATAACACTAGCCCCAGTAGACATAAGCTCAGCAATAACGACACCGTATACATAAGATAATTTTATCACAGCATCTGGGGATCTGACAAGTATTGCTCCCTCTACTGCTATATAGTCTGACTTTAATTCATTTAGCATTGCAGAAGTTTTAACTTTAGCATCATATATCTTCTCATATATATCGTTACCAGTTATATTAATTTTACCCCACTTAATTGGTTTATTATTTTCTAAAAGACAAAATGCTACTGAATTTGTAGAAGCATCTATGCCTAAAACCCTACTTGCCTTTGTCTTAACCAGGCTAGCTAATGTCATTTATCATCCTCAAAAGTTTAGACCTATCTGATGAAGAGTTATTCTTTTCACATTTAGAACATATAGAGAGTTGATTATATCTGCTAAGCCTAGAGGAGCACTTCTTGCAATATCTTTTTGACCCAGATCTTATTGCCTTTTTCTCATAATACTTTTCCATGATCTTTTTATTTGTTGCAACTCTACAGCAATCATCAGAACAATATTTTTGATTATGAGTTTTTGGCTCAAAATCTTTAGCACAATCTTTATTAGCACACTTCATATCTTTATAGGCTCGTAAGCTTCTATCTGAACTGTTCCAGTTTCTTTTTCCCAGCAGTCCTTTTTTATTTTGCATGACTTACATGCTGAACTAGATTTTGTAAATGGCCTAATCGGAAGATCACCATTAACAAAATTATCATACACCTCACACATCCAAACAAATAAATCTTCGATAATCTTTGTGTTTTTATCATTCATTTGTATGGGTATGATTAATAGCTCTTGTGTGTTTTTATTTTCATACAGAAAAAACCCTTCCTGTATATTTTTTATTTTCATATATGTTAAAAGTTGTAGCAAATGGTTTGGGGATGGTGACATTTTTGCCTTATAGACATCCCAAGATTCTTGCTTTGCAGTTTTTATTTCGCCAATTACATCTTTATTATTCCAGTCAACTATGACATCTATGAAGCCCCTGATAGGTGGATATTCATTAATAACTTCTTGTTCTTCATGCTTTAGCAACCCCATTTTTTTTATAATAGATTGTATTCTTTCGTGGGCTTGCGTTCCTTGAGACATATTAGCAACAGCAATTGAATCATTGTTGTCTATGAATACAGCACCGCTAAAGGCTAAGTACCAGTATCTTGGACAATTACCGCTACCATAACCCAACGAGCTTGGGCTAAAAGAAGTTTTTGTCATAGACTGGTCTCCCCTTTTTGTAGAAAGGTAAGCATCATCTAGCATTTTACCAAAAGCTTCTGGATCAAAATTGCCAGAAATCTTTTTAAACTTTAAGTTATTTACAATATCTCTACCCATTATATCTCACAACATACTTGAGGGCATCCACAAGTTTGTCTATAGACTCCTTTGCTGAATAATAAATGTTCTTCTTATTGTTATTTACTGTTCCCGCTTTATCTTTTGCTATTGTAGAATATACAGATGCCATCATAGAAAATTTAGTAGACATTGCTTGCAATTCTATAATTAATTGTGGAGCTTTTGCTGCGGGAACATCTGGATTCATTAACAATTTTACCACAATTGCCAAAGCTTTATCTAGCTGAGAATCTTTCATATATTCATGCAAGTCATTGAATTCAGTAATAGAGTTAATGAGTTCCAGAGTGTTCACATCAGACATTTAGCCAACCACTACTTTCGTAACCAAAGCATAGCCAATCCATAGTCCAACTATGCCCATCAAACCAGAAAATACTGGTGGGGCTGGAATTGGAAGCTTGAAGGCGCTAAATACTCCACCAACAACCGCACCCACTAAAGTGGTTAGAATAATTTCTTTCATTAGAAAGGAACCTCTGTCTCTTCAAAAAATCTATCAGAAGCAATTTCTTTTTGAAGACTGTATGATGTAACTGCTACACTATCGGCTTTGACTTCGTAAGAACTTCTTTCGTTGCCGCTCTTATCTACCCAGTTTTCTTCATAAATTTTTCCAACAATAGTTACTTCTTGGCCCTTCTTAATAGTAGATTTAGCCTGATCAGCTAACCTACCCCATACCTTTACGGTCCACCATGAGGTAGCAGAATCTTCGTACTTTCCAGTTTCTTCATTCTTCACCCTATCATGTGTAACCACACGCAGTCTTAATCCTTTATCGCCTATAAGCGCTGGATCTTGACCAAGCCTACCTACTAATGTAATAGTTGGATTTGGCATCTCTATATCTCCCTGTTCTCCCAGGCATCCATTAGCTCTTCTAATAACGCCCATTCAATCACTGCTAGTCTTGTCTTGTTACTTTCGGAACCCAAGACCAGCTTTAGTACTGGATACTTGTCTCTATTTACCTTGAAGGTATCAGTACAAATCTTTGCCCACATCTTTTCAGATATTGATATGCTTGATGAATATTCTTTATAATCTACAACAAAACTTTTCCATTGAGCATCACCCTTACTGTAGTCTCCACGCCCACTATTTTTTTGCTGCTTTGCCCCGTCACGTTTTGCTTCGCCTCTTTCGGTCATGAGTTAACCTTTAAAGAGTTATTGTGTCCATTGGGGCAAGTCCAAGTCATAATGAAGTTAACGGTATCCCAAAAATACTCTGAAGAGTCTAGATCACATTTTGAGCATGGCTTACTTCCAATAATTAATTCTATGTTTTTATTTTGTACTTCTGTTGGCTTAGGTCCAATAAATTCATTAATGCTTGGCATATATTTTATTATTCAACTCCTCAACAACATTTGGATTATCACGTAGATACTGTACGGCCTTTGCCCTACCCTGAAATCTTTCTTCACCAATTGTATACCAGGCTCCACCTTTTTCTATAACACCGCACATTTCTGCAACGTCTAGTGTTTCTCCTACAGAGTCGACTCCTAAAGATTCTCCTTGGAAGTAAAAGTCATATTGCCCTGATAAATTTGGGGGCCCAAGCTTGTTGTAATCAATAATCCAATTGACTGGCCTTCCGATTCTTTGTTCAATAATCTTGTCGCCAACTTTAACACCAGCTTTAATAGCATTAGCCTCGGCTTCAGAAGACCAAAGCTTGATGACTGTTGATGAGAAGAACTTGACTGCCATTCCTCCTGTTGGTATGTGGCTGGCATGCATAGATCCAAATTGGTTTCTTTGCTGTGAAATGAGTACAAGTAATGTATTTTTGTTTGCATAATTTAACATTTTGACCGCATGGGTCATATCCTTTGCTTCTGCTCCTATTTGCTTAGTGTCCTCAAGCTTTTTGAGTTCTGAGCTATCTTTTTCAAAATATATGGCTGGCAATAAAGCAGATATGGAGTCAACAACAATTATATCCACTTCAGCATCCATCAGTTGTGTTGCAACATCTACCATATCATTAACTGTTTTGGCAGATGAATATATTAACTCTTCTGAATTTACGCCCAACTTTTCAGCCCAAGATTTATCATATGAGTGCTCTGCGTCTATCCAGGCGCAAGTTTTTCCTGCCTTTTGAGCCTCTGCAATCATTTGCAAGCAGAATGATGACTTACCAGCAGACTTATTGCCCCAAACTAAAACCTGTCTTCCAAAGCCAAGTCCTCCACGTAATGCCAAGTTTAGTCCAATGCTAGGAGTGGGTTGCTTTTCAACAGTAACATCTACTGCAGACTGCACCCTATTTCTTGTTTTAGGGTCAAGCTTTGCTAATATATCATCTATTTGTATTGTCATTATTCTCTTTCTTTATGTAAGTATAGCATTAAAACAAATTTCCGTGAAGTCTAGGACGTAAATTGTTTTTATTAATTTTATTTTGTAATATTTCGTCTAAACTATGTATTACATGTTCTTCATTTCTCATCGCAGCATATAAATCTAAAATTCTAATAATAATATCTGCGATTTCTTCTACAACCTTTTCAGAACCTTGGTTTTTTCTGATTGCTTCTAGAACTTCAGTGACTTCAGAATGCACTAAAGCTAACTTGTTACCAACTTTGTCATATGAATATTCTCCGTCCCAAAACCCTTTCTCCTTAGCAGTTTCGTGCAATACCGCTGACAATGCATCAAGTCCATAATCAGTCATTAACGAGTTCATATTCTTGATCATCACCATCTTCACGCAATTTAAATTCAAAAGAAAGTGTTTCATCATTGTATGTAACAGATAGTTGCTTGTCTTTATTATTTGAAGACATAAACAATTCTGTTGGTATTTCTACTGAGCCCAACTTGGTTAATATTGCTACCAAAATTCTAGAAGCATTCATTGCTTCAAATATTTCTTCTGGTGTTTGTGTCACTTTATCTCCTTTATCATTAAAGTGCCGTCATCTAATTTCTTTAGAATAGGCGTACATATCATTCCTTCACGCATTTTTGCCAAGGCTATTGGATACATGCTAGAAAACGCAATTGCTCTTGTAAGGTTCTTATCTTTATCAGACATAACTATATGAGCCATAGTTTTGCCTTGTTTTGTTTTGTAAGGAGTAAAGCTTATCACAATCCTCTGCTCCTCGTCAATATCATATCCACTTGAGTATAAATATTTTATAAATATATCATCAGAATCTTCTTTAATATCATCTACTTTTACATAACGAGATATTCTATTGTCTCCCACCAGAATAAAATACATCTTTCCAGTCTCTATTGGAGTTTGTTCGTTATGGAAAAGACCAACTGAACCACTCTCGTCTACTAACTCAACTCTTGACCAGCCAGACCCACGCTTAATATTTTTAACCATACCAAACATTGGGAATGATCCTAAGTCATCGAACTCTACGATAGGTCTAGCCTGAGCTTTAATTTTAGGATTCATGCCAACATTAAATTGTGGTATGTTCAAAAACTCATAATAGTTATTCTCTTCTTTTCCAGTTCTGGGATTATCCTCAAAGGCTGCGCCACCTATAGCATTTAATGCAGCTATAGCCCTAGAGTTTATTCCACTGCCCTTCTTAGAGGCTTTTGAAATAAAGTCAGCATAATCCTTATAAGGCCTTTGCTCCATAATCTTATTAGCAATGTTATCTGATATAAACTTAACTTCTGCCAAACCAAATCTAATTGAGTCTTTTTGCAATGAAAAATAAATTTCTGACTCATTGACATGAGGCAACTTTATCTTAAGACCTAATCTTTTTGCCTCAATCAGATATTCTGTTCTTGCATCTTTGTCGTTTTCGTTTTTAAGGATCGAGAATAAAAATTCAAGAGGATAATGATGCTTAAGCCAAGCGGTATAATAAGAAAGCATAGAGTAAGCAACAGCATGAGACCTATTGAACGAGTAGCCTGCATGGGCTTCAAAGGTCTTCCAGAGGTGCTCTGCTTCTTCTTTGCTGATATGCTGTGTAGCGCCTTGAATAAATTTATCTTTAAATGGACTGAGTTCTTTTGCATCCTGCTTCTTTCCAATAACCTTTCTCACCTTGTCTGCTTCAGACCAGGTCATTCCCCCTAAGTATACACAGGCCTGCATAACCTGCTCTTGATAGATAATTACACCGTAAGTGTTTTCTGTAAATGGTCTCATTATGGGGTGGATATATTTAACTGCTTCCTGACCATGTTTTCTTTTTATGTAAGATAGTCCCACTGTGTCCATTGCCCCTGGTCTTACCAAAGCATTGGAAGCTGCGAGGTCTTCAAAAGTAGAAACCTGCATTCTTATTAGCAAGTTTGTGTATGGTGTCGCTTCAGCCTGAAACACTCCCATGGTATAGCCATCGCTTAAGCTTTTATATATAGCAGCATCGTCTAATGGTATACTTGACAAGTTAATTTCTTTTCCATATCTTTCTTTTACAGAAGACAGTGTATCTGAAATAACCGAAAGGGTTTTAAGTCCTAGGGCATCTAATTTAATTAGACCTATATCGGCAACAGTATCCATATCGTATGCAACTACTGGAATTCTTCCAGACACCTTATCTTGTGCATCTTCACGAGACTCAATTGGTGCGTAGTTTCTAATATCATCTTTAGCGACAACAACACCAGCAGCATGGACTCCTACGCTTCTAATTTTGCCACGTAGTCTTTCTGCAAGCCAAGTCACTTCTGGATACTTAGTTCTAAACTCTCTTGTGTTTGGAGACTCTAAATAATCTTCAAATGTGTCAATTGATTTAAGGGCACGGTTTACATCGGAAAGTGGAACCATGAATACACGTGCTGCATCTCGGACGACTCCCTTATCTTTAAAATAAGTATAAGTAGAAATGGAGGCAACATGTTTGAATTTCTTCTTCAAGTAGTTCTTGACCTCTTTGCGGCGTCGATCCTCAAAGTCGGTATCGATATCTGGGAAGTCATTTCTCTCTGGATTAATGAATCTGAAAAAGAGTAGATCATATTTAATTGGGTCAACATCTGTAATTCCTAATGAGTAGCAAACTAAAGAGCCTGCTGCAGAACCACGACCTGGACCAACCATAATGGAATTTGTTTTGGCCCAATTAATCATGTCAGCAATAACCAAGAAATATGAAGCAAACTTCTTGTCTTTAATTATTTTCAACTCTTCTTCAACACGCTCAATATAATTAACATCTTGATCTAACCCTTTTGCCTTTAGCCCCTCGTATGCTAACTCTTTTAATTTCTCATCTGCATTTCTTTTGGGCACAGGCAATAAGTCTAGACCTTTGTAGAAATCATACTCCTCGACTTTATTGGCAATCTCTAGTGTATTTTGATAAATATCTGTGCGCTGAATTCCTGCTTTACGGAAGTCTTCTGAAATTTCATCGTAAGTCTGAATAAAAAGATTATAATCTTGAAATGAAATTCTTCTGTCTGGATACAAGTAATTAAATCTATCTAGCATATCCTTCATGTTGCGAGACATTTCAAAGTCAGCTTCTTTATCCATCTTGGGGTTTGTAGACAATATGAGCATTGCCTCTTCTAGTACCTTATCTTCCCCTTTTGCAAAATGTGCGTCCCCTGTTGCCACCGCCTTAATTTTTAATTCATCAGCAAGCTCAAGCAACTTATCATTTACTTCTTTTGGATTATGAGATTGTACTTCAACATAAAAATCTTCGCCAAAAGTCTGTTTAAAGTCTTTGAGTATAAGTTTGGCTTCTGAGAACTCCTGGCGTTCAATGCACTTACTAACAAGGCCATTAAGGCATCCGCTAAGAACAATAATACCTTCTGCATATTCTTTTAAAATCTCCCTGTCAATTCTTGGCTTATGATAAAAACCTTCATTCCAAGCCAGTTCTTGTAGTGCGTTTATATTCTCAAGACCCTTTTTATTTTTTGCAAGTAGGATAATGTGGTTGTAAGCCTGAATTGATTTATCAGTCTTTGAAGACCTATCAAATCTGTCTGTCGGAGAAATGTATGCCTCTACGCCCAGTATGGGCTTTACATCATTTTCTTTACATGCTATCTGAAATTCTCTATGCGATGCCAATGTGCCATGATCTGTTATTGCAATAGAGGACTGACCAGCATCTTTTGCTGCTTTAACAAGATCGGCAGGAGAGTTAAGGCCATCCATTAATGAATAATAGGAATGTACATGTAGATGTACAAATGACATTAACTCTCCGCCTTTCTAAATTACCAAGTTACATCTGTTGATGTAGACTCTGGCTCCTCGGAACCGCCTTCTCCATTAAAGAAGGATTCTTGATCTGCATACTTCATATCACGAACTGCAGTTTCTTCTAACTTGTACAGTTCTAGAGAAGAACTGTCAAACTGCTCTTCGTCTTTTGCTAGTGGAATAATTGTATAACTTGTATCTGTTTTTGTACCAGTTCTTTTAATTCTCCACATTAGGTTTGTTATAGATCCCATTTCTCCAGCATACTCTATTAATGTCGGAGTGACTGTTTTTCCACTGGAACCTTGAGACAATATTGCTACGTAAGGGTCATTCTTTCCATCATCAACCAATACATTAATATATAGTCGTGAGCGACCCTTCCAGCCTGCCTTATAATCTTTTCTATGTTGTTCGCAGCCCCAGCACTTTCCTTGATCTTCCATTGTACACAAAAGCTTTCTTCTGTAATCTTTTGGATTTGTGTGCTCTACTGCTATAAAACCTAATCCACACTTATCGTTATATGTTGGTGAATCTGGATCTAACTCTTGAAGAAATCTAATCTTAATGCTTTCTCCGTCTTCAAGTTTTACCCACCGTGCTTTGCTTCCTTCGCCACTTACTGACTGAGGTTTATCTAATGCTTTGTTTAAGTCTTTTAGACCTTTTACTATACCCATTTTATATCTCCTTAATATATTTGACGGTATATATCCGTCTGTATTTCCATTATATCATGGGTTCCAAGATCGATATTCGAAATCGGAAACTGCGTTATCTATACATGCCTTTATGT